TTTAATAAGATTAAAGGTAATAAGTCTTTACCAAGTATTACGAAAAAAGCAACATACGCAACAAAAGCACAGGCAGTTGATTATAAACAAGAAACTAAAATTACAAAAAAGAAAGGTAAGGGTAAATATTAATGGCTTATCAGAACGTAGGAACACCAAGATTTTTTATAGACAATTATATATATTTAAGGGCAGTTGGATTAAATCCACAACAATATATAAATGAGGCAGTAGGTCTTTCCCCTGATAGTAATGAAAATATTCTCGATGACATAATTCCCTTTAAAAGCCCTTTAGACGATGAAAGTCTTTATACTTTATATCCTCAAGAGGCAAAATTATCGCCATCAAATGATTTTAGTCAATCTTGGTACATTCCTTGCGGGAAGATGATTAATGATATGGATTTTTCAGGAAATATGAAATGGTATGGTGCAATTTTAAATCATAATCTTGGAAATATATCCTCTGTTGTACAGCAATCTTTTTTTTCAGATGGTATACAATCGATAGGTAATGATATAGATGCACAATATACATCGGTATTAAATGCAGAAAACACCTCTCTCTTAAAAAACGGGACTAGCATTTGGTTTTCAGACAATGTTCCAACTGACAAAGATTTTGCGGGATTTAAAATTGTAGGCTTAACAGAACAATCAAAATTCAATGATTTTAGAGTCGGTGGTATAAGTATGGGTGTTATGTATACGATGCCTCATTCTCCCGATTTAAAACTTGATTTAGATATTGAGTTTGATGGATTTGAGGAAATACAAACTATAGGAGGCTCAACTCTTATAAATATAAATCAAACAGGAGCACCCGTTTGGATTAACGATAATAAATATAATAGTCCATTTGCAGTCGGAGATTTTTCAGAAAATCCATACTTAGATGGAGCAAAGAGAAATGGTAGAAGAACTTGGTCGTTAAAATTTTCGTTCATGTCTGATGATAAAATATTTGCATCTAACTTTATGAACACTAATCATACCGAAACAATAGACGGATATGAAGGAGAATTAGATGAAAATAATGAATTTGAAGATAATATATTTACCCATGACTCTTTCATATCACAAGTGTGGAACAAAACTCTCGGGGGTGCTTTAAGATTTATTTTTCAGCCTGATTCAGAAAATAACAATCCTGACCAATTTTGTATTTGCAAGTTTGACCAAGACTCTGTACAGTTAAAACAAGTCGCTTTTCGCACTTATAGTTTTAGTGTAAAAATTAGGGAAGTTTGGTAAACAAGTTCATATTAATATAATAACAAGGTTCTAGGTCTTGAGCGTCTCTCTGAGTAACAATTCTGCCCGCCCATCTTAACTTATGTTTTTCGCCATTATACTTATAATAATATAAGCCGTCCGTAAATTTTACCACTAAAAAAAACGGAAGACCTGTTTCCCTAGATAAATTAAAGCCGTAATTCATTTTGTGCATACTTATCATATATTCGGGAGAAGAATTACTTCTGATGGTTCTAGTTTTAATTTCTACCCAACCCTTTATTTCATTTTCCCTACATATTGCAAAATCTAGCATTAATTTATAAGAAAGTTTTTTAAATTCACATTTCCAAAGAACTTCAAGTTTATTTGCTATTTCTTTTTCTGTTTTTAGATTTTCATTAGTTTCGAAAATTTCTCTAGCCATCTTTTTCTCCATCTAGCAACTTTAAAGTATCTTCTCCAACTACATCTCTTAATTTTAAGTATTTAGCATATTCCTCTGCAAATTCTTCCAATCTAATAATTATGTAAGATTTGCCCCTATCTTCTCTTACCACTACCGAATCCACAAAGACGCTAGGTTTTAGCCATTCTGCTATCTTTTTACGCCTTTTAGCCTGTATTCTGAGGTCGCCCTCTGCTAGGCAATCAACTTCTTCATGCAATCCTAATGCTTGACCATTAGAGCCCCATGCTCTTTTACATTCTATGCCGTAAGATTCAAATAATCTTACAACCTCTCTTTCAAAGGCATTACCTTTTACTTTGCTTGGATGAGCCATATTAGTAATATATACTCCCTTCTGTAGTTTGTTTTGGTGTTGAATATTCTTTTATTTGAGAATTGTCTGATGAGTTTGTAAATTTACAATAACCAATATTATCATCATTATAACTTCTAAAATCTCCTTTATCTTTATCTTTTATAAGTTTTTTTAAATTTTGATTTTTATAATTAGGTGTATTTTGTAATTCTAAAAGCCACTCCAAACATTCTTCTTCTGTGTTTATAAAAGAATTAATTATTCTTTGAAAATTTCCAAATCTATCAAATCCATATATAATTATTTCAGGCTCAAATTCCATATCACATACTGTGCACCATTTATAAATACGATTCATTTTTTCTTTTGTCATTGGACTATAATCTTCAATTTCAAATAGCAATATAACTTCGTCTGTAACTAAATATAAGTCAGGTAAAAATGATGGATAAAATATTGATTTACTAAAATGTCTATTAGGGTCATCTTCATATATATCCCATTCGCTAAAATGATGTTCCGTCCATTCCTTCATAGCAGTTTTAAATCCATATAACCTTAAAGCAGGGTACTTTTGAAGAATTTTTTGCATTGGGTATATTTGTCTTTCATTATGTTTACTACAAAATTTCTCAAATTCATTTTCTTTCTTTATATAAACTCCCATATTATTTTTCCTTTCTCATTTCATATTTCTTACTTTTCATAAATTTTTTATTATATCTTATAAGTGCATCTTCTGCATCTGATAATATATACTTTACTCTATTCTTATCGTTAATATAACTTCCACAATGCTTGCAAACTTTTACGATTTTATTTCTTCTAGCCATTTATGATACTTTCTGTTGTGTTTAAATTTTGTTCCAAATAATTGTCTTGTAGCACATTTCATGCAAATTGTGCATAAATACTCTTTTGTAATAATAGAATACCATTTAAAAAAATAAACATGAAAACGATACTCATGACAAGACTCACATTTTCGTGAATCTTTACCTAACGGTGTCATCCTCTTCACTTATTATAGTGCCCCCTAATTCTAAATATCTTAAAGTAACAACTGAAATCATCTTATGGGTAATAATGTCGCCCGTATATTTTGACGGCTTTCCAATGTTTTTACTATAATGTATTAGCATTTCTCTAAGTGTGTTTCTTACATATTGTCTATCTGTCATTTTGTGTCCTTTGTCTGATGAGTGAGCGAGAGAGGGGGTCAAAAAAGGAAGAAAGGAACAACCTAAAAAACCCCCCACTCTCTAAAATCTTACCACAAGAATTTCAAAAAAGAATAAATCCGACTTTACTCTTCCGCTTCAATGCCTTCTCGTGGTAAATCTAATTTATTTATTTCTTCTAAAGTTTTATTTGCGATGCCCGTTTGTTCGCCACCCGAACTTAACGCTTTTAGACCTTCTACCGCAATACTTAATTGCTCTTTCATTCTATCGTTAAGACTCGTTAATTTGAACACCTCGTTTCTTAGTATTTCTATATCGACATTCATTTGTTTACCTTTAGTTTATTATTTAATCTTGATAAAGCCTCGTTTAAAATAGCCTTTCTTTCTTCTTGTGTAGCCGAAGACTCTTGTGCTTGTTGCACATATTCTTTATGTTTTTTAATCTGACTATCAACTTTCTTATCAACCATTACGGGAATAGAACCGCCGTTTGACATAGCGGACGATAGCCAATTATTAGTAAATCTTTTAAAGTTTCTTTTAGGTTTATTTGTATTAGAAATAAGCCAAGCACGAGCCTTTGCACATTCTGACTTAATATCTACGTTAGGATACGCCAAAGACCATTCCTTTAAAAGTTTTTCGGGCATATTGTCGTAAAATTTAACGATTCTATCTTCATAAGGCTCAACCTTTTTACCTTTATATGATACTTTAGATATCTCCTCAATCGTATCTCTTATAAACTTTTTTGCAGATATTCTTGTCTTCTTTCCGTCAATATAGACTTCAAGGTCTACAAACATTGAACCTTTATATATATTATCTTTACTCATTAGAACCACTTACTTTCTTTTAATCTTTTATATCTTTCTTTATGCCTTCTTTTTGAATCTTCTTGATAACATTTTAGGCATTTACTTTTATAACGCCAACCACCCGAAACCTTCTTGACGTTCTCTTTAGTAATTTTAATATTGCAAGTTTTACAAATCATAACAAATTGTGCAAGTGGGGTCGTTGATATGACCGATATGAGAGAGGTTTACCCCACTCGCACTTGTTCTCATCTTATAGAGGTATGTCTACTGACGTTGATGAGGTATTATCGTCATTTTTAGCACTATACTGAGAAACGCTATCCATATCCTCAAATTTTAAACTTAAAAAAGTTTTTCCACTTGATTGTGCAACTTGTTTCCAAGCAGAGACTCTCATTTTCTTGCCGTTAACTTCAGCGTTTCCCGACATATAAGGTCTTCTGTTTTCCTCTGTTGCGGTTTCGTTAATAAATAACGCCCCTCTGTTATTGTTATCATATTCCATTTGCTTATTTCTCCTTAGTTAATGAAATTAAAGTGTTAATATTAAATACAAAAAGCATAATGCGGTAGATAGGATAATTGTACCTGCATAACAACTATTATCTGTTATAGGTTTAAATAT